GTATGCTTGTAATGCAGTATACAGAACTTTCAGACCTGATTACTTAATTGCAGTCGATGTAAAGATGATATTAGAAATAACAAAACATAGATGGCAACTAGATAACGAAGTATGGACAAATCCTAATCGAACGTTTAACAGTATGCCAAATTTAAATCTTTTTAACCCGTCAAAGGGTTGGAGTAGCGGTCCAACAGCATTATGGATGGCTAGTCATATGCATGGATATGACGAAATATATGTATTAGGCTTTGATTTTAGAGGATCAAAAGATGCTAATGGCGAATATAAAAGGGTAAACAATTTGTTTGCTGACACACAAAACTACAAAAAAAGCTATGATCCAGCTACTTATTTTGGTAATTGGGAAAGACAAACATTAACTACAATGAAAAGTCATCCTGATACGAGATATATAAGAGTAGTTGAAGAAGGAGATTCATTCTTACCTAAATCATTGAAAGATGTCGCCAATCTAGAGCATCAAACTGTGCCAGAATTCATTAAGTTTTGGCAAAAATCCTAACATGCACTCAAAACGAGCTGTTTTGAGCCTATTATCCATACATATATTAATAATAATGTAAATATGTGTACAGCCTTACGATAACACAACAATTATAGGAGAATAAAATGGCAGACATTAATAAAATTGAAGCAATGCTAGAAAAACTCGTAAACGAGGACAAAGCAGGTGCTGAAGATTTATTTCACGAGTACGTGATTGAAAAATCAAGAGAAATTTATGAAAATCTACTAGAAGACGATCTAGATATCGAAGAAGCATCGAAAGATGATGAAAAAGACGATGAAGATGACAAAGAAGTAGATGAAGCGTCAGATAATGACGACGAAGAAACTAACGAAGCTACTGACGAAGAAGTTGATGAAGCATCAGACAAAGAAGTTGATGAAGCATCAGACGAAGAAGTAGATGAAAACTTTATGGAACCAGCTATTGAAGCGCCAATGGATGACATGGGCGGCGATCCAGCAGATGACATGATGGGTGACATTGAAGCAGACGGCGACATGGGCGATGAAGAAGGCGAAGAAGAGCTAGAAGATCGTGTAGTTGACTTAGAAGACGCTTTAGATGACTTAAAAGCAGAATTTGAAAAAATGATGGGTGACGAAGACGGCGGTGACGACGAAGCAGGCGACGACATGGGTGACATGGATGATGCAGGCGACGACGAAGACGATGCTGAAGAAGAAGCATACGCACCAGAAGTTGCACCTATGGAAGCTTCAGAAGATGAAGTTGAAGAATCTGTACAGAAATCCGCAACGGAAACAATGCGTGAGTATGTAGAGAAAGTTGCTGAGCCAAAAGGCGAAGACAACAAAGCGACATCACCAGTTGCAAGTAAAAATGATATGGGCGGAACAGCCGGTAACATTGCACAAGGTGGTGACGAGAGCGGTGGCAAGGCACAAGCACCTAAAGAAGATAATGCAGGGAACGTTAACGTACCAGGCGGAAAAGCTTCAAAGTCAATGACTAAAAATACAAAAGGTCATGGCGCAGAGAAAAAAGGTGCAGGTGAAACTGCTACTGACAAAAAGTCTAACATCGGATCATAAGAAATATGTTTAACTTAACCGAAACTCTATCCTTCGACCAAGCTAAAATGGTTGTTGAGACAACTGAAAATGCTACTGGAGGCAAAGACCTTTATCTTAAAGGAATTTGTATACAAGGCGGTGTGCGAAACGCTAACCAGCGTGTATATCCTGTAAGTGAGATCAGTAGGGCTGTAACTACGCTCAACGATCAAATCAGCGGTGGATATAGTGTACTCGGAGAAGTTGATCATCCAGAAGGACTTAATATTAACCTTGACAGAGTAAGCCATATGATTACTAACATGTATATGGAAGACTCCAACGGTTATGGCAAAATGAAAATTTTACCTACCCCGATGGGACAACTAGTTACAACAATGCTTCAAAGCGGAGTTAAATTAGGTGTTTCATCAAGGGGATCGGGTAACGTTAAAGAAGACGGAAGCGGTGAAGTTTCAGATTTTGAAATCATCACAGTGGATGTAGTTGCACAACCCAGTGCACCGGGGGCGTATCCAACGCCCATCTACGAGCATTTAATGAATGCACGTGGCGGGTATAAGGCATACGAACTCGCAAAGGCTACAAAACATGATAACAAGGCACAAAAATACTTAAAGGAATCTCTAGTTAATATAATTAGAGGCCTCCAGTAATTAAGGAGAAATAAATGTTGGATGCATTAAAAACACTCTTTGAAGGAACTGCACTTAGCGAAGAAGTTAAAGCAGAGATTCAAGAAGCGTGGGAACAGAAGGTTAAAGAAAACCGTCTAGCGGCAACGGCTGAACTCCGTGAAGAGTTTGCTCAAAAATACGAGCATGACAAATCGTTAATGACTGAAGCAGTTGATAAAATGCTTGAGTCAAAACTATCCGAAGAAATTGCAGAGCTTGCAGAAGATCGTAAGCAACTAGCAGAAGCAAGAGCAAAATATGCAGTTGCTATGCGTGAAAACGCTGGCAAACTAAAAGAATTTGTTCTACATCAGTTAGGCAAAGAAGTCGGAGAACTTCATGAAGATCAAAAGGCTATGGCCGGAAACTTTTCCAAGCTCGAAGAATTTATTGTTGAAGCTCTAAGTAAAGAACTTGCAGAATTCTACGAAGATAAGAAAGATTTAGCAGAAACAAAAGTTCGTTTAGTACGCGAAGCTAAGTCTCACTTACAAAAAGTGAAAGCAGACTTCATCCAAAAATCTTCAAAAGCTGTAATGGAAGCAGTTGATAAAGGTCTTAATAAAGAGATTAAAACTCTTAAAGAAGATATTGAATCAGCTCGCAGAAATGACTTTGGACGTAGATTATTCGAAGCGTTTAGCAACGAATATACTAATTCCTATCTTAACGAAAAGTCAGAAACAGCTAAATTGTTGAAAGTTGTTGACGTAAAAGACAAACAACTGGCTGAAGCAAAAGCGTTAGCAGATGAAAAGGCACTACTAGTTGAAAGCAAAAATGCTGAAATTAAACGTGCAAAAGATCTTGTTGAACGCAACGAAGTACTAAACAGTCTTGTTGGACCTCTTAACAGAGACCAAAAAGAAATAATGACAGACTTACTGGAATCAGTTCAAACTGCAAAATTACAAGGTTCTTTTGATAAGTACCTACCAGCAGTTTTAGCGGGTAACACTCCAGCGAAGAAGAAGGCGACACTCACAGAAGGCAAAGAAATAACAGGCAACAGAAAAGAAACTATCGATAGTAATGACGCTATGCAAAGCTACAGTAATGTAGTTGACATTAAACGCCTAGCGGGAATCAAATAAGGAGAAAAACTATGTCAGAACTATTAAACGGTCGCTGGCAGGATACAAAGAGTGCCCTACTTGAAGGTCTTAGCGGACACAAGAAATCAGTAATGGACGTTACACTTGAGAATACTAAGAAGTATTTGGCTGAGAGTGCAACAGCAGGTGCTACTTCTGCAGGTAATGTCGCAACTCTTAATCGTGTTATCCTACCAGTTATCAGACGTGTAATGCCAACAGTCATCGCAAATGAACTTGTTGGAGTACAACCAATGACGGGTCCAGTGGGCCAAATTCACACTCTACGTGTACGTTACAGCGATACAGCTGATGACGCATCCGCAGGTGAAGAGGCTTTAAGTCCTTTCAAAATCGCAATGGGTTATTCCGGCGATGAAGCAGGTTCAGATGCTGGTAAAGCAAATGCAACTGCGGCACTTGAAGGATCAGCTGGAAACAGACTAAGCATCCAAATCTTAAAGCAAACAGTCGAAGCAAAATCTAGAAAGCTATCAGCTCGCTGGACTTTTGAAGCGGCTCAAGATGCACAAGCTCAACAGGGCATTGACATCGAAGCTGAGATTATGGCGGCACTAGCACAAGAAATAACTGCTGAAATTGACCAAGAGATCCTAGGATCACTTCGTTCATTAGCAGGATCAGCGGCGCTAACATACGATCAAAACGCAGTATCAGGTACTGCTACTTTCGTTGGTGACGAACATGCGGCTTTAGCAGTTCAAATCAACAGAGTTGCAAACTTGATTGCACAGCGTACACGTCGTGGCGCGGGTAACTACGCAGTAGTTTCACCGTTTGCGTTGACAATCCTACAATCAGCAACAACTTCTGCTTTTGCAAGAACAACTGAAGGCTCATTTGAAGCACCAACAAACACTAAGTTTGTAGGTACACTAAACAACGCAATGCGTGTTTATGTTGATTCATATGCGGCTGATACAGCTGATGTATTAGTTGGTTACAAAGGTTCATCTGAATCAGATGCACCAGCGTTTTACTGCCCATACATTCCACTAATGAGTAGTGGTGTTGTACTTGACCCGGCATCATTCGAGCCAGTTGTGAGTTTCATGACTAGATACGGATATGTTGAGTTAACAAACACTGCATCATCTTTGGGTAATGCGGCAGACTATCTATCTAAAGTTGCTATTACTTCAGCAAACGTTAGCTTTAGCTAATCTTAGACTAGAAAAATATATTAAAATAGGCGCTACGGCGCCTATTTTTTTGGCTAAATTTTCTGGTTGACTTTTTGTTGCAAATAAGGTATAAATTATATACAAATAATAATTTATGAAACATAAACATTTAATAGTACGAGCAGAAGTAAGTAATCCTCCAATATACGAACAAACTATTACTGATTGGACTTCTAATTTAATTAGAGACATTGGTATGAAGATTATGATGGGTCCTTATGTTAAGTATTGTGATATGGAAGGTAACAAAGGATTT